TTTTCGGCTGAAATGCCGATATCATAGGTTCCAGCGGCTAATTGTATTCTGATGTTGCTGTAAAATGGGTACTTATTTAGTGCTGCCGCAACTGTTTTCAAGGGCGCACTCACTGATGTTCCGGCATTGCTATCATCTCCCGTTTCCGCATTGATATAAAACGTCAGCCGCCCCATTGCGCCAGTCAAAATGTCAAAATAGGCTTTGGTTTCTGCCTGTACACCACTGATTTTACCCGACATATCAGAATAGAGCTGCTTTTGGGTGTCTGTGAACGCTTCATCTATTTCACTTTTTGTGTATCCAGGTACATACAACCCGTTCTGTGATGTTTTTAGCAGATTGTCCGTTGATGGGTCTAAAATAGCACTCCATGCAAGCTCTGTGCCTGTTTCAGTGGCTTTAGCAGTAATCTTTCCACCAATCCCAACTGTAGTTTTAGGCTTTGATTGCGTCCATTGTGTAACCGACTTTGACGAAATACTATCCAGCACGCTTTTGTTTGTGTGCATATGGGCATTCTCCTGCAACTTTAAAACGCTTCGTGACAGCTCATCCGGCACCTTTGTATAGAGCACAGCTCCTTTGTAGATTTGCTGCACATCCTCTAAAAAATATAACGTACCGGAATCCGGCTCCTGTAAGCTCTTGTACTGCGATTCTGTACAGGAAACAAAATGTATTTTTTTCTTTGCAGCCATCGTCTATTACCCCGCATACTCAACCGTACAAGAACGCCCCTCAGCCCATCCAGACCCCTTGGTAATCGCCCTATACTCAGCAACTGTTCCACCATATCGAATGATTGTTGCAAAGGATTGATTTCCTTCCAGTGCAAAGGCATGCTCTCCAATCTCTGTTACGCTTTTCGGAATGTAGATTAAATCTAGGTTGCACCCGTAAAATGCTCTAGCTCCAATCCTAGTAATTCCGCTTGGAATCGTTAAAACACCTTGCTTGCACATATAATGCACCCAGGCTCCGGAGGCGCCCGAAACATCAGAAATTTCGCCAGTACCTGTAACAGTTACTTTGCAATCCTCAACGCCGATGCACGTACACATACTGGTGGGACCACAAAAGCCAGCTTTTGTTACAAAACCGGATGCATAAAACAGCAAATCATCGTGCGTAACAGCTCCTTCTTGCAGCTCTTTAATGCATTTATACGTCTGATTTCGAAAATAATTTTCATGCGCTGCGGCCGGGTTGTCACCGCTCACATAGCCGGTTTCTGCAATTTGCTCCGGCTTGATGCAGTTGCGCTCGCCCCAAAACATGGGTTCTGAATAATTTGCCATAATCTTCTCCTTACTCAAAATCGGATCCGCAGGCAAGCCCGAGAGACCCGGATTCGTCAAATCCTGTTCCGTTTAATGCCGTGCTTTGTTCTTCCCCTACGTCACAATATTGGAATGTACCGGGGAAATTTTCTGCTACGAGCCCAACTCCACAGGGCAGCATAGATTGAATCAAGTCTCGTAGCTCTGCGGAGGTAACGCCTAGTGTTTTCAGCCTGTCCACGGATACCCCGTGCAGCTGTACCATTGCAGATTGCTCCATATCGGAAAGAAAAATAGATCCAAAGTCAACTTGAAGTGCATCTGCAATGCGCTCTAATATGGTATCCTGGTTCAGATCAGAGAACAGCGTGGACAGCTGGAAGAGGATTTTAGATCGGTAAACCCGATCAGTTGCACCATTTCGCTGTACGTGATACATTGCGCCGATACGGTTTAAACTTTCGCTGCTGCATGCAGAAAGGTTTAAATCATCCAATAGGTTGTTCATGTCGGTTATAGCGCTTTGTACTTGACTAGCACCGATTTGAAACAGCCGATACGTATTCGTAGCAGTTTCAGATTCTTTGCCATTGACAGGCTTTGCATAAGAATCTGGCAAATCATACACTGTATTCATACCGCATCTCCTGTTCGTTTCACCGTTCCATCTTCTCCAATGGCATAGATGCCCTCTTTCCCGACTTGTACGGATACAGCTGTTTGCTGTATGGATGCGGTCTCTTTCGCCCCAATTGTCAGCTTTTCACCGTATCCGGCTGCTTCTCCGGTTGATTTTTGCAGGACGATGGAAGAAACATCTTCTACCGCTTCAATTGCAGCTACAGGCTGATAAAATGCAGTCGGCGATAACGATTCCCCCATTTTCAAATTGCCCGCCTGTTGTAGAATTGCCTGCACAATTGCCGGAACATCTCGTGCGATTAAGAAACCGGTTTTCTTTTGCACGGTAATGCTACAGGATACGGTAACAAATTTACCGTAGGAAAATCCAATGGTATGCGACTGATTGGCAACATCACGAATGGTAAATGTTTCCGTTCCGACTGCCGCAATGCCGACTGGCTTTTTTCGATAGATTGCATTTGCAATTTCACCGCCGGAATTTGTCGCTCCGGATACCACCACTTCAAAAGAATGCGGAGGTACAATGAACCCGGTTCCATCATTCAGATTGCTATTGGTGGCATTTTCGAATAACATGCAGTCTGTTACGCCACTGACACGCAAAACTTCTCCAATGATTGCCGCTGTTGTAGACGTTCCTGCGCCAGAAATGGATGCTTTCCAGCGTGCACGCAGCGCCATATCGGTTTCAATTTCCGCACCGGCAGAGACCAATTCAGGCTGTGTTATTGTAACATTTGCCACTTGTGTCTGATAAAATTGCAGGGTGGTTGGATTGTTTCCGGCTACCCCGGCAGTATCGCATTCTGCCGATAACTGTGCCGATTCATTTCCGGCAATCGTTACACGTTCCAACGTGTGGAACAGCACACCATCTGCATTTAACAACTTGGTCGCCTGCGGAATTGTAACTGATCGGGTACTGCTGTTTTGTGCCAGCACCCGAATTTCTGATCGTGTTGCCGTGTTGCGCTGTATGCCTGCAAACGGGCATAGGCGGTCTAACTGCACGCCGCTTGCCGTATCAATATATCTTGCTTGATAAACAGCTTCCAACGATTCTTGCAGCTCTGCATAGTCCGCAGTGTTTAATCGGATGTATTTTCCTAGAACACTTGTTTCTGATGTGTCCATATCCGCTCCGAATAATTGCTTTGCACGGTTGATCTGCTGCTCCAGCAATTCTGCATATGTCTGTCGCTGAAACCCTTGATCTGTCATGGGCATCGGGCAGCACCTCCTTTTCTTTCTATATGTTTGCGGTAAGCGCTGCTGCTTCGCCGCCATCTGCTGTTACCTGTACAGTAAGCGCTTTATTCTGAATCGAATAAGAAAAGCTTTGCAGGCGGTAATTGCTGTCTGTTTGCTGCATACCGTCTTGAATCGCTTCCGCCATTCTGGATGGTATCGGTTCTTTTTGATAAAACGCTGCATGATCGATTCCTTCCTCTGGATCGAATTTCCATTCGCCCTTGTTGGTAGAAAGAATCTGATGCAGAGTTTGTATTTTTTGTTCTGTACCGGAAACCAAATCCAAATCAGCTCCCAAAAGGACAAGATCTCCAGCAGAATTCAATCGAAAATCTTTCACGTTGTCCCCTCCAATTCTTCCCAGTATGCACCGCTGTCACTTGGCTCTGGATGCAGGGATTCTTCAAACGATTCCCAGTATAGGCTGTTGCTGCCGGGGGACGGATCCGGTAGATCTTCTCCCAATGTCCCGATCAGGATTCCATCCGAAAACGAATGGTGCCGGTCTTCAGCTGGCAGCGCATAGTTGCCTTTTCGTGCTTCTGTAATATCCCGTTCGGCAAACAGCACAATTCCAGTGCTTCCATCTTGCACGGTATTCACAAGATGGTCTGCGATTGGTACGTGATCCAGAGCGGCATGGGAGCGTACTTCCCCGGCTGCGGTCTTTAGGTATGTCAGCGGCTGCACCTTTGCCGTCCGGTCATCGTAAACCAACAGAACCTTACATAGTAGACAGGTATGCAGTGTCATTAGATTTTGCCGGATGATCTGCTGTAAAATTGCTCCATTCGATTGTGCCATTCTGTTTCACATCCTATCGTTCTACTACCAGAAGTTCCGTAATCATGGAATCTCCGTCATACGAATGCTCCCCTTCCTGCACAAAGTATACGCCCGATGCATTTGGGGAATTTAATTCCACACGTGTCCCAGTTTGCACACGATGATTCAGCAGTGCTTTTAGCTTCCAGCCTCGTATCGTGTCTTCAAACTCGCCGTTTTTCTCCTCTTTTTCATATTCATCTGTAGAAAGCAGCCCTGTTTCTGCTGACAAGCTGTATGTTTCTGCGTTGCTATAAGATAACGGCTGAATGTAAACACATCCCTTGCAAACATAGGCAGATACGCCGCAGATTCCTGCATATTTTTCAATTGCATCCATCAGGCTGCCCTCTACGTGTACCTCTCGTTCAAACACGTAATCTCGTATCGGTGCAAACGATACAATCGGAAAGTTAAGCCTTGCACAGAGATCGTAAAGAATCCCCTGTGCGGTATTCCCCTCGCAATATGGAACATCTACTTCCCAGCCGGTCCTTCCTGCGCTGTCTGTCGCAGCAAGTGTAAGAATCCGGTCGGTATCCTCGTTTCGAATTTCCTTTTTGGAGACGGTACCGGAGAAGATGACTCCGATATCATCGCCATATCCGGCTTTGATGGTGACCGCTCCGCCTTCTCGAATTTGATTGGTTGTATTGTAGGAGAGGTTGTACAGAATGATTTCCGCCTCGTTGGCTTCCGTGTTATTGTCAAACGGAACTGTAAATTCGCAGTCTAATACATCGCTGTCAATGGTAACGATTTCAAATTCAATATAAACGTGCTGCTGATACAGCCCTTTTATGGTTTGATCGACGATTTCCCCACCGATGGGCTTTCCGCACAGCATAGAGCTTACAGGTTGTTTGGTCACCGCTTGAACAATTTGACTCATTCTGATCGCTCCTCATCATCAATTGTCAGAAATACTGTTTCACCGAAATTCTCCCACGTCACCTCATGTCCTTGCCCGGATTCATCAATTGGTACAATTGTCAAAACCGGGAATGGATCCTGGTGTGGCAGAAACGAAAACAATGGGTTGCCGTAAATCAACGGTTCACCATAGACAATCGGGCTTCCCTGCGCATCGTATAGAGTGCAGGTGAACCGATCGCTTTTTTTATTATACTGCCATTCCAAGCTGAACTTTTTCCCACCCAAAACAATCTGGAATTGATAGGGGATTTTGTCTTTTTCCACAATAATCTTACTGCGCAATGCCATCCCTCCTATGGAATCCGAATTTGAATGCCGGGAATCAGAATTCGGCCGCCGTTGGAAGAAACATGCCCAGATTCTCTTGCCGCCTGCTCAATCGAATCGCTGTTTGCAGCATACAGGTCTGCGTATTTGCTATCGGTACCGTAATACAGCATTGCCAAACTGTATAAGGTATCCCCACTGTGAATTGTGTGATAGACTGTATGT